TGCGTTTAATTCTACAATTTCCTTATCCCTGTCAAGAGCATTTGTAGAAACTATCGCATTAATAAATCCGTCCTTATCGATTGAACCTTTAAATATTTTTACAACTTTGTTCATTTTTCACCTTCTTCTATTTTTAAAATATTGATATCATTTTTTTGAAGAAATATTTTTGTTTCTTCTTCATTTAAATCATATTTTTCCCAATATCCTCTCAATAGTATTGATTGTAAATTTTTTATTTCATCTATAATTTTGTTTTCTATATCTATAATTCTACCAATAGAATTTTTATCTAATATTTTTAAAAACAATAAATATCTATTTTTTTGTCTTGCTACTATTCTCATAATTTTTTCCCTTTTCTCGTATAGCATTCTATTCCTAATTTTTTAAAGTTATTTACTGTATCTTCACTGTAATCATCTGGAAAATATATCCTTTTTATATCCTTTGTAGATACTCCTCCATGGTATTGAGCTTCAACATAATACAAATCTTTCCCTGCAATATTAGGGTTCATGCTTTTTGAATTTAATATTCTATCAAGTATTTTTTTTACGTTTTCTATTGATTCATTTTCTAAAGGTATACATTTCATGTTCGGATTAGTTAATTTTGATGGTGTAAAAGAACGATTTGTACCATATAAATCATAAGTATCCCCAAAAATAAATGTTGTTTTATTTCTCATAGTATCGCGAAGTATGATTATAGTATCTCCATATCCTTCTAACGATTGATATTTTTTTGTGGGATCATCTACAAGATAGCCATAAATAGGTCTCTCTGCTCCTTCTTTATATCCAAATACATTTTGCTCAAATTTATATCTTTCATCGGGGTCTAATATTCCACTTGATGTATCAGTTTCGAATTGTGATTTTATTTTCCCATCTTTATAAATTTTATCTAAATTATATTGATCCACTCTTACACATGTCTTAGAAAATTTTACTAATGCATCTAATTTGTTTTTTAATAATTCTTTAAATGCATCGGGGTCTAATCCATGACTTTCCGCATAAAGATTAATTTCATATTCATTATTTTGTATCCAGTCTGGATTTACATATTCATGTTCTGCTCCATTACTTAAATTATCATAAATATCATCCTCAACTGGTTTCTCTCCGATTTTCCAACCAAATAAGAGACCGCAGCCGCAGTTACAGGAATCAAAGGCATCTCCATCACCTGGATACATTAAACCATTACTAAAAGCTTCATCTATATCAATAAATTCATCAGGGTCCATTGCCTGGTGTTCTGGTCTTCCGTTTGAGGAACCACTCGGAAGCCATGACTTTGTATTCATATCGCCTTGTTTCGCTGATTGAATACCTGCATTAGAGTTAATCTTTAAAACTTCTGTTCTTGCAACCCGTTCCGCCCAGTAGCCTTTTTGTTGTGTAAACTGTTCTGTGAAAGAATTCATTAAGTTAGAATAAATAGTTCCTGTTCCCAAGCCCTGTTCTTTGCCTTCTCTGATTAGTCTTCCAGCTGTTCTTTCTACCTCATCAGTCATAGTTCCATAAACATTCTCGGAAAGCTTAACTGTTAAGTCATTTAAAACACTTTGTAAATTCTGGTCCCTTAATTCAAATTCTTTTTCAACTGATTGAGTCTTCCAATAATTTTTAAGCTCGTATAAATCCCAGATAAAATCACCTGCTTGTTGAGCAAATGCTTCATAAAATGGTTTTAAACTCTTTTGTAAATGCTCTTTCCATTTATCATTAATCTCAAACTTAGTTAAATCCTCTGGATAAGTTTCTTTAATATCTTTTAAGAGTCTATCATAAAACTTTTCCATTTCAGATTTAAGGCGTTTTATTTGGGTACTGTATCGATTGTTATAGGCTTTGCTTATTACTTCATTTTTAGCCATTGTTATCTCGCTCTTGGATTTTTTTTTTACAGTATCGATAGTTTTTAATTCAATAATTCTTTCCATAATTGATTTGATAGATTTCTGAGGCTTTAATCCACCCATAGGAGAGAGCATTGCGTTCATATAGAATTGATCGCCGTAGTCAGTAGGCTCTAACCCGTCCAATGTTCTTAGCTCGTTAATTAGACGTGTTCCTGTGCGTACCTGTATTTCTTCTGATTGTGCCTTCACTAACATGTCAATTTGTAATTCTGGAAGTGATTGCCATAAATATTCAAATGTTCTACCTTGCAAGCCTAACATTGGAAGTAGAAATCTTGTATAAAATCCTTCGTTGTAGTTTAATTTAGGAATGATTGTGTAACGAGTAAAGATTTCTTCTTGCTTTTTGGCGTTTGCATAATCAGCTTTTTGCATGTCGGTAATAATTACACCAGGGACGCCGAATATAGACTCAATACTTGCTTTGGTAATGTCTTTATACTGTAAGAGGTCAAAATCCCCCGGGGAAAGTCCTATCTTCTCAAAGTGTAGTCCTGAATGTAAAACTGCAATATCACCAGCGTTTTTAGTTCCCTGATATTCTTCCATTAAATCTTTTATTAAATCAACTTCTTCTGTTTCAAGTTTCTCGTTGGTAGAAATTATCCCTGAAAGAAAAGCCCCTTTTTCAAAGAACTTAGACGTAACCCCCTGAACATTCTCCATCATGCGTAACTCACCGAGTCCTGCTTGTATTGTTGATAACCCTGAAAGTCGTGCATAAGGTGAGAAATTACGAACTATTACTATTTCTTCACTGGGTACAGGCTTTGAATCGTATCTATAACTTACGATCCCGTTGTTAGTTTCAATTATAAATTTATCGCTGTCGTAAACTTCTAAGAAGTCTTTATAGTGCCAGACTCCATAACCTCTTAGTTCAATCCAGCTCTGTACCTGTGAAACCATTTCTGTAAATAAAAAATATTGATTTGAATTTAAAATAAATTCTTTGGCTTTAAAGTCTTCTTTATCGCCGTTCATAATTCGAAAAGGTATTGAAGAGATTTTTTGACATATCGCCTTGCAACAAGCATACACCCATTCAGACTTTTCTATAGCTTCTCTGGGTGTTACACCTCTGGATTGTAAAACTTCTAAAAAATGAGTTTGTAGCTCGCTTAAGGTGAAGGTTGTATGACTTGCTTTTTTGATAGGATTAAATGTACGTTGAAACCAAGACCTCTTATTGAGTGCTAAATTATTTGTTTTTATCAAGCACCTCGCTTATTAAGCTTCTTGGTGCGATAATAGATGAAAAAATAATATTTGTCAATACGCTTTTTTTTGTTTTTTAGAACTATTGGCTATGACTGAACAAAATGACTATGCTCCACCGCAAGAACACTTATTCTTTTTCATTGGGTTTATTATGGTCAATTCCCTTTTCTCTTGTACGATATTTCGTTCTAAAATCAAATATTCGAAATGTATCCTTCTTACCTTTTTGCCTTGCTTCTAAATTCTTTTTAAACTCCATAAAATAGTCGTATTCGTTTTTAAAGGTAGAATTAGGGTCAGTTTTATTCACTTTGTCCTCGCAATAGCAAAATGTAATTTGATATGACTCTTGGCTGTATATATTGCATATCTTAGAGCATCCATTGCATGATCATTATACTTAACAGGCTCGTCTTTAACTTTATCATTCTTGTCAACCTGTCTTGCATAACCCTGAATCTCTTTGAGAGTATAAACACATGAATCTGTAAGATGCAATTTAAAATTCTTTACTGAGTCAATCCCAAAGATAACATCTTTTTTAGCTGGATAAATACAAAATCCCGCCTTGTGTATCTCTTCGATTCTGTTAGGTTCTGCATTATCCGCATATATATTATTTCTTTTAATGTCAAAAGTTTTCATTCTTTCAATTAATTGTGAATTTGTTAAATGAGTCTGATAAAGTAATTCTTCTATCCATATATCTTTCTCTTTTATCGTTAATTTAAGCACAACAGAGGGATTTTCGAAGCCAAAGTCTAAACCATAAATAATCTGTTCAGGATTATCTGGAACGTCGTTGTTGCGGTCGTAGTTTGTATAAATAATATTCTCTAAGATTCCCCATTCTCCAAGTGTATAAATTCTATAATAGTTAGGATTTTGCTCATTAAGTCTTTCAAGTTCATGTCTATAAGCATCATCCAGAAAGGGATTATCTTTATAATTTGACTTATTCAAAGCTATCTCATTGTCTTTATCTATTATTTCCGTCTTCAACCAATGATTCGCATCTATCGGATTGAAAGAGCAGAACATCTGGTTAGGCAAATCGTTTTTGTGTCTTAGCCTTAAATTTAATTGTATAAAGTCATCCAGAGTCAGTTCAGTAGCTTCTTCTAACCATTCATAGTTAAACTCAGCGGATTTAATCTTTTCTCTATCGTCTAAAGATTTAAAATAAATAATATTGTGATGACAATGAATAAACATATCTGACTTATTCTCTTTATAATCAACTTTATATTCAATAAGAAATCTTCTCATTAAATCGTATGCAGTTATCTTTAGAGCTGGTAGTGTCTTTCTGAGGATGAGAAATTTTTTATCTTTCTCTCTAAAGATTTTATTTATGATTAAATGCTGAGCTATCGACCATGACTTTGAACTTCCAGAGCCACCTACCAAGAAAACTTTCCTTGCTGTCTGTTCTTTTAACCAATCAAATAAATCTGTTGTATGATATTCAACTATCATTTACCTTTTACCTGTAGAAATTCTAAGATTTGCTCCGCAGTTAAACCTTGTTGCAAAAGTAGTGATTTATCAATTAATCTATCTAAATCTGCTATGGTTTCTACTTTTACTTTTCCTGCTTTTAGATTTTCAATAAACAAATTTATTCCAGCTCTTACAACGCTGAGCATTTTAGCTTTATCGTCAACAACTTTAATGTCGGTTCGTTTTTCTAATTCTAAAGCATTGTTTTTATCTCTTATCTGGACTCTTTCCTGCCAATCAAATGCTCTACTCCAATTATTCAAAGCTGCTATACTTACGCTATACTTCTGCATTAGTTGCTTTAAACTTCTTTTATCTCCTAAGCTATAGTAATACTCAAATGCTTCCTTGTGTTTTAAAGTTTCAATCATCTTTTCTATATATCTTGCCATAGTATTTTATTCATAGTGCCCTCTTAATTTCCTTTATAAAGTTTCTAAAGCGATTTTGCAAAACCAATATTGCGTAAATAAATGAGTTTCTAAGTATATTCTGCCCCGCTTCACATATCTCTAAAGGCATATCTTCTTTAATATCGAGTATTCGTTTAAATATTATCATTTCTTCTTCTGACGCAAGTATTTTATTCATATTTTATCTCCATTTATATAAACTTCTTCTTTAGCATTTGTTGTTGTTTTACCACATCTTGAGCATATTTTTGTCATTTACGACCTCCAACTAGGATATAGGGGGGCTGAGTTGGCAACCCCCATGTCAATAAGTATAACATATTTTTTCATAATTTCAATTATATACCAAACAAATGTTTCTTTTTATTAACTTTATACCTCAAGTCAACCTCTGAAACTATCATAATTCTTAAATCGAAGAACCTGCATCTTCTTTTACCAAGCCATTCACCCTCGCATAAAGCAGTGGTGATTCCCATAAAGGTTTCAGGCTTCCAGCATTCAATCCAGTGAGTTCCTGTATAGCCTTCATATCTTGCTTCGGGAGGTAAGTACAGCTTAATCATCACACAGACCCCTCTAATTTAAGAGTTTTACTTATCGGTAGCATGTTTATACTCTTTGATAGTAATTGTTCTTTTAAAGCCATTAACTTTGCGCAATTCAAGCAATAACGCATTATATTTTTATGCCATTCGTAGTGAACTGTTATTAAGGTTTTTATTTTTGCCTGCTGGATAGAAATATCAGCAATTTTATTAAATAGTTCTATTTTAGTATTAATTCTTCTGCTCCTGACTTATATTTATCATTTTTTATATCGCATTCTAAGCTAATTTTAGAACTTACTTTTAAAAAGTCAACATATTTAACTATTAAATACCCATTCCAGAAATGTACTTTCAATTTCTGGTTATTTATCAAAAGGATGTGTTTTCCAGTATTTCGAAGTTCAATTAAATATTCTCCTCTTTTATAAATAGTTTGTTTTCTTTCAGAAGCGTATTTTTCTTTACAGCATTGTTTACACCAACGACGTGTGGCGTAGAATTCAGTTTTTTGCTTATCAACAAAACAGTGAACGCAAATCATTTATGCTCCTTTTCTAAAAATATAACTAAAGTTCCTGAGTATTTCTTCCACTCTTCTTTCAGGCCATCTCTTATATTTTCTAAGTCATTAATATACATTGGTTCGCTTTTTAAAGATAGTTTTCGGAGTTCTTCATAAGTTTCTTGACCGATATACTCTTTTACTCTTTCAGCGAACTCTAAGGGATGTCTATGTGCGTCCAAAATATGATGATAATAGCATAGACATAAGGCATTTCTTAAATTCCAGCGTGTCCAGATGTGTCCTCTCGAAAATATATGAGCAGTTTGAGAATGTTTGTTGTATTTTTTTTCTTGACAGAAATTACATGTAAAATTGCTTCTGGTTCTCACTATAGCTCTGAATAGTTTATCACATTCAAGAGTCAACAATTGACGTTTAGACTTCACTTTCTTTTTAATTTCTTTCTCAGGCATCTTAGATGGTTTAGGGTATTTCATTTTACTCCTTTACAACAAATTAAAACTAAATTTACGTATAATAAAATTAATAAACTAAAAAATAGAGCGTCAATTAGGGATATATCTATCATTCTTTCACCTCCAAAGGACATGGTCTTAATTCGCAAGGATAAATTATTTCTACAGCACTACTTTTACCTATTAACTTTCTACCTCCTACTTGTCCATCTTTATTACAACTCCAATCACCAAATACATTTCTACAGTATATCTCACATTCACTACAATCTTTTATAGTAGCTTCATATTTAATCTTCAATCTTATCTACCTCCTCCCAAGAATATTCTAACTCGGAAGTAATACTATATTTTAAAAATTGATTATCTAAGTCTTCATTTTCGGCAGTACAATAATCTATAGCTTTTTGTTTATTAATAGTATATCCTACTACTTCTCTAATTGCACGGCAACAATCTTCTTTATAAATTAGATAAATCATTTTAATATGTTTCCCAATCGTAATGTGGATGTACTTTTGGCTTAGAAGCCAATGCTTCGTCTGCTTTTATTTGCATTTCTTGAATCCTATCATAATGTCCAGCTCTTTCATAAAGTGATTCTATCTCTTTCCATTCTGAGTCAGGCTTAAAATCATCACATATATCCATATAGCAACTATCTATACAATCATCTACATCTAAGCAGTAGTAACATGTTTTTTTAATAATTTGGTTCACCTCTTCATCTGGCATTTAAAATACTTACAATATTATTATGATTGACTTCTTCTATTAATTTCAAAAAATCATCTTCTACATAAGCCATAGAATATCCGTCATGGTCTCTTTGCATATTCTCTGCTATCATCCCTTGTAATCTAATTTCATTTTGTAATAATACTAATTTTGCATTTATTATATTTTGTTCTAATTGCATATCTTCGGTCATTATTTCACCTCTTTAGGTTTAAAATAGTTTAGAATTAATTCAAAACCTCTCGAATCAATCTTGTTTTGTTTTTTACAATTACATGATTTGCAAAGTCCTTGTATGTTCTCTTGTGTATGATTACCGCCTTTACTAATTGGTACAATATGATCTATTGTTAATTGTATTTCTTTTCCACAATATGCACATTTATAATTTTGATTCTTTTTAATTTCTTCCCATTGATCTAAAGTTAAATCATTAATTCTTGATTTTAATAATACTTCACGTTTAAATCTTGCTTTGGCTTGACCTATTTGAATATTTTTTGATTTTGCATATAATTTTCTATAATTTTGAATATATTCTCGATGTTTATCTCTATATGCTTTACTTCTAATTAATATTACTACTCTATTGTTTTTTCGATATATTTCTCCAGTTTCTTTTTTGCATTGTTTACACCAACAATCTTTTTTATCTTTTTGCCAAACATTACTATAAAAGTTATCTAAAGATTTTTCTTTTTTACATCTTGTACATATTTTTGTATCCATACTCACCTCCACAACAGGTTTGGGAGTGCAGTTGTGGTACACTCCCATTGAATATATTGTATCACAATTTATCATTTATGCAATCCTTTAAATATTCTCATACTACCTCCTCATATTGACTTAAATCGTTCAGAATATCTGATATTCCTTCGGTAAGTTCTACTTTACGTATTTCTGTTTTTGAAGCCTCCTTACATGATCCATAATAATCACATTCTTTACAGGTATTGTTTTTTTTCTTTTGAAGACAAATTATTTCACTGTATCCTGTCTCTCCAGTGTTTTCGCAATCATTAACAAAATGCTTATAGCCAGCCAAACACTCCATACAGCAAGAGTCATAACAGTCTTCAGCAAATCTATCCTGAATAAAACAAGCACATTGACAATCTTCGTACAATAACCCATCATAACCATTTTCTTTTAAATAAGACTCTACTATTTCTTTTACTGTCATTTTTCCTCCCAATTCTCACAAACATCTGATTTACGATGACCTTTCCTGCTTCCCATTGGAGTATTCATAGTAAATTCAAGACATAAACCATCATCAGAAGTTTCAATATGAAAATTATATAATTCATATATTCCCTTAACTCCTTCTTCATACTCTACAAACCTTTTACAATTACCGCAGGACTGGGTTGTTGATGATTTCAATTTACTTTGTTCACATCCACAAGAACCAGGATATGTTATTCTTGCTCCGCACACAGGACATATAGATCCTCCATATTTCATTTTATTTCACTTCCTTTTTTATTGAAAATGGGTACATTCCCAAGCAATACCATCTATTTCTTCTTGGTCTTTTAAATAATCGCATTTGTAGTAGCAAAAAGCTTTATCACAATCTATACAACATTGTATCGCTTTAGATTTTTCACAATCAAGAACACAAACAATGCTTAATTGATACCTGCATTTATAGCTCATTTC